AAATTAAGCAATCGCGCCGATGCAGCGCTGGACTATCTGCTGTGCTTGGTGATCGGCTGCGGCTTGGCTGCGGCACTGGTGGCGTGGTGGTCAGCATGAATAAGACACCACCACCATCACTGAACAAAACGCTCGGGGCATACAACCCTGTTGAACTCAAACCCTTCGCCGGCAGACCTGGTGCTATGGACGCATTCAAGCTGCCGTCCTTGATCGCCAATGTGCAGGTCTTCAGGAAAGATGCAGACAAGCTATGAGTGATGTACTTGAGCCGGCGTTGGAGGCTGCAATAGAGTTCATGGACGATCTGCTCAGTCCAGAGTGCTATGGCCATGCAATCCCTTCAGACGCCCACACTCGAGCGCTGGTGGTTCGCATCATGCTCAAGCGCGAGTACAACCGCCGGATGCGAAACAGGTTGCAAGATGAGTCGCGGTCTAAAGCCGGTCTATAGAGCCGCCATCGTCCGGCTCTTGAGCATTGGCCCGTTGAGTGTGGCCGACATAGCCTTGCGCCTGCCATGCTGCCTGACCACCGCCTACGACAATGTGCGCGCATTACGCAAGGCTGGCGTGGTGCGGGTGCATGGGTATACCAAGACCGGCAACATGACCACAGCCCTGATGACTCTTGGCAGCGAGCCGGATGCCAGAAGGCCGCAGTCGTTCACGGCAGCGGAGCGCATGCGAAAAAAGCGCCACAAGATGAGCGCTGACGATAGAGACTTTTTAAATGCACGCCGCCGTCAGAGGAATCGAAAGATCAAGATCGATCCACTGACGGCAGCGTTTTTTGGGTCAAGGGCCGAGCAAGCCTGACAACTCTTTGCGCTGCTCATCACTGAGCAAGCCTGTCCCAATGCCACCAATTGGCGCTGCGGTAAACAGCGGTTGACCCTTCTGCACCGCTTTACGCATCTCTGGCGTGATGTCAAGGTAGCGAACTTTTTCAGACGGCGCTGGAATTGTTTTTGCAGCGAACTCGACACCGATGCCGGGCGCTGCAATGCCAGGCTCAACCCTGTCAGCGCCGACCTTGATCTGAGTCTCTCCTACCTGTGCGCCGTACTTCTTGCCTTGCTTGTTAAGGAAAGCAGGGTAAATCTCATCGTAGTATTTCTTCATCCCCTCGCCGCCGACTTGCAAATCAAGGCCAGATAACTCACGAATTTCGTCACCGTAGGGGGTTGTGCTGGCTACATCTGAAGTAGCCAATTTCTTAGCCAAATCCTTGCCAACAAAGTCAGCAAGTTCTGTTGTTTTAATTGGCGTGGCAGTTCGCTCACGCAAGATTACATTGCCATCCAAATCCCTTACCGTCAACTTTCCTGCGTCGGAGCCGGGATTGCTTGCCCATCGCACGCTTCCAACTTGCTTACTCAAGTCATAGCGCTTGGCTTGCTGCGCCCCTGTGGTCAAACCAATCCTGTCATAACCCTTGTCCACCGCCTCCTTCAGCGCCCGTTTCAGCGCCAGTTGATGCCATGTGTCTTTAAAGGGTGCGTCTGGGACGCCAACTGATCCACTAGAAATTTGATTAGCAATAGGGGCGTATTCGCGTTGCAAATTATTTAATCTATTTGAAACAATGTTCCACCTATCTAAAATTTCACGTGGCGCATCTTTGTTTTGGCTAGTAAATGGCGTTGCCATTTCTTCTAGTTTTGCTTGTTCATCACGTAAATTTTTTCTTTCTTCATCCAAATCATCCAATTTTTTCTGCATTTGGGCTTTAGCTTGTGGCGTGTTGTACCCCTTCTCCCTACCAGCTTGATGCCAATCTGATTGCACTTCTTCAATCAGCAGCATCTTTTTGCCGTCAGCGTCTATGCGGTCATTGACCCGCATGTGAGCCAGGATGTTGGGTTCGTCAAAGTGAGATGACTTGTACTCATCCACAGCTTTGCGTGATGCGTATGAAATATCAGCTTCGCTTAATTTTGCATCTGGCCTAGCCCCAAGAACTTTGCGAGCCTCGTTTTCATTTAATCGCTTTGTTGGCAAAGTCAGCAAAATCTCACGATAGTTCTCGCCGCCTGGCAGGGTGTAGCTGGCAAATTTTGTTGAGTCTGTTTGTGCTGCGCCAGAGTCTAAAAAATCTGCAACAGTACGGTTTTCGCCTGAGTAGATTAACTTTTCTTCTAACAAAACCCTATTTTGCATATCCATTATTGACCCTGGCGCAGCCTCTTGCCAAGAGCGCAAAGCATATTGCGCATCATCGTCAAACATGCCGCCAGCTTTAAGCGTTTCAGTGATGTCATCTACAGCAATCTGACGCGCCTGCATCCCACCCATTTCGCCTAGTTGCTTTTCTTTTACATCAACTCGATTGCCAGCAATAAAGTCTTGCACCTCTTGGCGAGTCACATTGGGCTTGTCTTTCAAAAAGTCATCAAGCCCCGTGTATTGCAGCTCATCTTTTTTGACATCAGGGGCTTTCATCAAGTCATTCAAGAAAGACTGTCCTGTGCCTTTGCCGCGCTGCAAGTTCATCGCTGCTTGTTCGGCAGCAGAGTAAAACCCAAGATCAGACACTGGTGCTTGTGGTTTTGGCGCTGGGATTTCTGGTGTCAGTAGACCTGATGGCTGCGCTGGCACAACACCAGGCATAAACCCCTGCCTCTGCAAGTAGCCCTCAGTCATGCCAGCCGCTGTCGGGCCAAGCGCCTTAGCCCCTGCGCCCAATGCCCTGACTGCTGGAACTGGGTTCAAAGGCACAAACGATGCCGCTTGTCCTGCAACTTGGCCAGCCCTTGATGTTGGGGCTAAGGGAAGGTTTTTGAGATAGAAATCAGTGTCGTAGGGTAGTTGCGGTCTGGGGTTGTATTGCGTCTCGCCAAATGTTTCAGTAGGCATGGGGCTTCTACCCATGAAGTTCAGCACATCAGGTATTAGGCCAAGCAGACCAGCCAGCCGTCCACGGGTCACATCCACCGGCAGGTTGGCAGAACCCTGCACATCTTGCAGCCTACGCCGTGGCTGCATTTGTGGAAAAAATCCAAAAGCAGCGCCGGTTTCTTCTTCATCAAGCAGGGCCATGATTTTCCTTTTGGTGCAGGGCTGTCAAAGAGCCAAGCATTATTGAATTCCCATCAAATTTCGTTGTTGCTGCTCAAGGTCTTCAAAAGACAACAAGCCCCGCATTGTTGTGGGGGCTGTAGCCCTAAACGGCCCACCGACTGTCGGTGGTGCGCTGCCCATGCGCATGAGATTAGACAGTTCATTTACGCTGCCACGGCGCATATTTGTTGCACCAACTCGTGACGCAGCCGCTGTACCAGCCATGGTTAAACCAAGGGCTGGGTTCATAACTGTTGCGCCTCCAGTAAACATACCGCTTACAGGGCCAGTGGGGGCAAAACGGCCAAAGAACTTGAGCATGTTTTGTACAGTGTTGCCTTTAGCCGCTTGCTCAATTGCAGCCTGCTCTTCTTTGGTAAACAGGCGCATTTTTTTGTCGTTCTTTGCAAGTTGTCGCAACTGCTTTGCCAAAGAATTTTCTTCACCAGACTGAGTGAATTTGCTGCGATCTAGCTTGGCCTCGTTTAGCATATCCTCAAACACTTCCGACTTCTTCATTCTTGAATAAGAAGTTCGGGCTTGTGACCACAGATCACCCGTGTTTTTCATGTCCCCTGATGCAATGGCATTTTTAGGAACAGTCATCAGGTAGTTGTCGTATTCATCCAGCAAGATGGAGGCCAAGCGCCTTTCTTCAGAGTCCATGCTTGTTTGACCACTGCGAATCATTTTGCGTAACGCTTGAATTTCAGTCCAATCTTTGGGCTGTGCGGTAGATGTCAATTCTTGGATCGCGCCTGTAACCTTTGGATACCCCGTTGGCGTGTACCCCTCTTGGCGCAAACCCTTTGCAATTTTGCTCATTGAATCGACAAACTCGTCTGTTTTCAACTGCACGCCGGAAGCCTGCAATTGATCGTATCTGTCTGACGCAATTTTATTAAGTGCGTCAGAAGACAAGGCTTGCTCTTTTTGTGGTCGCTTGATGCTTCCAGCAAAGCCAGTTCCCAATGTTGTAGCTGCCCCATACAGTGGGTTTCCTGTTGCTTCTGTAACCGCTTGGCCTGCCATCACGGAGGTTGGCGTGACCACAGCCTGCGTGCCAGGGGCTGTGGCAAGTTGCCCAGCTACGCCACGCGCAACGGGTGAGGCTGCTGTGGTGGACGCACTAATCAAGGCGGGAATGGTTCGGGCAACACCAGTAGAGGCTTCTAATCCAGTAGACAAAACGCGCTCTGTAGGTGTTTGCGTCTCTGGTGCGGCAGGAACGCCAGCACTGGTCATTAAGTTTTGAATGGCTTGTGAGGCTGGGATTAAGCGTTTATCTGTAAACGGCGAGGCCAACAAGTTGATGAGTGCATTGGTTGCATCAGCCGCTGGCACAGCCATAGAGCCAAGCACCGTGCCAAACGGGCCACCCAAAGATCCAAATTGCGCACCAGCCAGTGTGGGCGCCATGGCCCTAGTGGCAAGGCCAAGACCTCGGCTAAAAGCACCTTCTTGGCTTGGCGCAGGCGTAGCACTTACGCCACGCTCTGGCCCCATGTCGCGAATTGCAGCAACTCTTTGCTTTAACGCCGGAGAGTCAGGCGCAACATCGTCAGGGATGTTGTTGATTGTGATGCCGTCTTTTGTGGTGATTGAATATGGCATATCAGTAATCCACAGTTATATTGCGAGCCGCAGGTGTGCCTACTGGCTTGGGCATTGGAGAGGAAATTTGTCCGGCTGCACGGCCAGATGCAATCTCAGCAGACTTCAGCAAGTTCATTAAACGATCTTGCTTAGACTGTACTGTTTCTTTAGAGTCCCCAATTTGCGGGAAATACGATTTCCTATAGCTTTCCAACTGAGGGATCGTATAAGCCGCCCCTGTACCTAAAGTGAGGGCAGCATCCAAAACATCCATTTGAGCCGCCTCAACAACTTGGCGCTGCTGACTGTTCAACACATTGGGCAGGAAATCGCTTCTAGTCAAAAATCTAGCCACTTCGGATGTGGTTTTTGGCATGGCCGCAGAAGGATCAGCGTTGATGGCGCTGTTCATCTGACCAACGCTGAAGTTCAATCGGTTAGCCAACACCGCCGACTTGCGCTCGCCCTCGCTTGGCATATTGATAGTCGTAGAACTTGGTGGCCTGATTGCGTTTAGATATTGAATAAAACTGCCTGTGTAGCCTTGCTGTTTTGCAAGATTAAAGCCCTGAATATCGCTTGGCGTTGCAGGCACAGGCTCTTTCTTAGGCGCACCAGCAGCAACTTCACGCACTTCGCCAGTGATGGGGTCACGCTGGAATTGCTTTGCACCTTCAGCAAGGCTAAAGGTGTCACCCATCAATGTCTTTTGCGCTGCAAGCAAATCACTAAATGCTTTGCGGCCTTCTGGGCCTTGTGCCATCAACTGTGGCGCAATTGCTTGAATGTCAAACCCAGCAGGGCGTGCAGCAACAGCAGGGATAACTCCCTCTCCCACTTGCTGGCCAAACATATCTTCGCCCAAAATTGGCTGCGCTGGCACACCTGCAACAGCAGGACGCACACCTGTGCCAATAATTTTCTCAATGTCAGCCTGTCTTTTTCTTGACATCTGACCCTCCTTCAGCTTCTCACCCAGCACCAAGTCTTGCAGAGACCCAGCACGCGCTTGTTGGTAGCCCTGCTGGCCAGCCTGCAAGGCCGATCCAAGCGCTTGGCCGAGACCGATGGGGGTAGTGCTGCGGCCACTGGCTTGCAGCAGTGCAGCAGCCGCTGACAGGGCTGCATTCCGATTCATCAGCTTGCGCTGGTCTTCGTTCAGCAGCGCATCAAGACCCGATGGCGTGCCACCCATGCCGCCGCCGAACATGCTGCCGATGTTTGCAAAATCAAATGGAGTAGCCATTTTTTATCCCCTATCAAATTAGGCCAAGCAATGCACCAATTGCTGCACCTTCGCCGCCACCGATTGCGCCACCAGACAGTCCCGCCAACTGAGAGCCAGCCAAAGCACCGCCCAAAAGACCAGAGCCGACATTGCGGCTGTATGGCGTTGTTGTGCTGCCACCTAGTGCGGCAGGGTTAAAGCCAAGACCTGATTGAGATACACCCAGACGCTGGATGCCGATGTTGCGCAGCGCATCCAATTGCTGCTGCTCAAACGCTTGACGCGCACCGCCTAAGGCCAGCACATTCTGGCCGCCTTGGAGATTCTGGCCACGGGCATATTGAGCCAACTGCGCAGCTTGGCCATAGCCCTGATTGCGCAGGTTGGCTGACAGGTCAGCGGCTTGCTTGAGGGCAGCGGCATTGGTCAGTGAGGACTGCACACCTTGGCGTGAGCCACCAAAGGCTCTGGCTTGTGTAGCGGCCTGACGATCTCTGAGGTCTTGCATCTGGCGGCTTGATTCAATGTCGCCAAGGCTGCGGTCAATGACCTCCTGCTGGTACGGATTCATAAACGCGCCAATGTCTGCACCGCTGAACGGGGTCAGAGACTGATTGACGATTGCCTCCTCACCAGCCTGATAAAGAGGGTTGTAGCCAGCAAACTGCTGGACGGGCAATGCACCGGCCACATTTCGGGCCTGCTGGACATTTTGTAGAAAAGCCTCTTTGATCTGTGGATCAATTGAGGTTGACGATGTTTGAGAGCCGCCTTTAGACATTGTGTGCCCCTTATCCCAGTAAAGATTTCAATTTTTTGGCAGGAATCTTGCCTTCGTTGATCATGTCCAGCAGCCCTTGGCCGTACTTCTTGACCGCTGATTTTTTGATGACATACTCGCCAAGCTGCAACATGCCAGCACCGTCATCTGGGCCGGCTGGGTTGGGGCCAAATACATTGGTAACCATGCCGCCCTTAAAGTTGGCGTAGGATTCGCCGCTAGACTGAGTTTCAGAACCACTGTAGCCACCATAATCGCTAGCGCTGTAGCTGCCGCCACCGCCTGTATCTGGTGCTGTTGATCCAGGCTGCTCTGCCACAAAGCCATACTGTGCTTCAGGGCTTGGTGGAAGTGAGCCAGGTTGCTCTGCTACAAAGCCATACTGTGCTTCAGGGCTAATAGTGCTTGGATAGCCAGCGTTCATTGCTGCAATCTCACTGGCGCGGAAACTTTCTTTTGCGGCTTGGTATGCGGCAGGGTCTAGACTTGTGAGCGCTCTTTGCTCACTCACAAAGCCAGGGTTAAAGTATGCTTGCGCCTTACCATACAGCGTATTGCCAAAAAGACTTTGAAGTCCCCTTGTGACCGATGCCATGTTTGGGTTTTCAGCGTAATAAGCAGCCCTCTGTGAATTGGTCATATTGTCCCAATCACTAGGGGTCGGGGTGTAATCGCCACCGCCGCCACCACCCATGCCACCGCCGCCGCCCATGCCACCGCCAACACCAAGATTAATCAGACCTGATCCACTCATGCGCCTGTAGAGTTCTGGGTCATAACCACCAAGTGCTTGGCCTGCGCCCGTGTACGGATTCATGGCCGGCGTCATTTGCCCCATGATCCGCTGGTACGGGGTCAGACCTAACTCGTCAATTGTTGCCATTTACAACTCCTTTGCAAGTACAGACCACTGTGGCCTGTAACCTTCGTCTTTTAAAAATGTCTTTGCCCAGCCCTTGCGGCCTGCCAAAGTCACTCTGGTGCAGCCAATCGACTTGCCCCAGGATTCGATCATTGGTCGCATCCTTGAGAGTTCATCTAGGTCGCCACCAGCCAAGAAGTAATGCAAGTTCTTGAGTCGCGGATAGACAATGATCTCTGTCAATACCACCGAGTTTGAGGCTGGCCACAACTGCAATCTGTGATCCCCCACCATCTCGGCAACATCGTCAAAATTGTGTGTGCCTCCAGAGTATTCTAAAGCAGCCTCCACATGATGGCGCAGTCTCTTCAAGTGCTCAGAATCGCTCATCGTTTGCCGCCGGCCACCGCCTCCAGCCGCATCACCCCAATACGCCAATCGGCCAGCACCGCACCCGTCACCTTGACATTGACCTGCCGCGCCGCAAACCGGACATCGGTAGGGTTGGCCGCCGTGTATGGCCCAAATGTGGACTGAGCACCCGTGGGGTAATTGCGGGTTTTGAATGAAACCACCGCCTCGCCCAAGGTCTGCTCATCCGGCACAACTTGCCGCACAGACATGATGTTGTCGCCATTGCCAAGCTGCACTGGCCCAGACTCAGCAAAAACACTGGCGCTGTCATAGGCAAAACCTACCTCATGTTCGTAGATGTAGCCATCACTTGAGACCAGCAGCGGGTTGGTGAACACACCCGCATCAGTGCCAGCGGTACGCGCCAATGAGCCGATATTCCAGTGGTTTTCGCGGTAGTTGTAGGTGACATAACTGTCATTCTCATTGCTGCCGCTGCTTGGGTAATACCACCAGATCTCACCAAATTGGCTGTTGTGGACAGCGTAGACCTTGGATGCTTGGTTGAAGTTCATGTTGCTGAACACATAATCCGACACATCGCTGGGCAGCGGCTTGACATAGCCGTCATAAGTCCAGAAACCAGACTTGCTCATCCAAATGGCCGCCGTGTCTATGGCCGCCACGGCTTGAGCCGAGATCAGGCCGCAGCCAGATCCGGCCTTTTCAAAGCCGTACACAAATGGTGCGCCGATATAGGTTGCCGTGTGGACATCCACATCTGTGAACAGCAGGTTGACACCCTTGACGCGCTTGCCGGCAATCAATGTGCCAACAGTGGCCAACTCAAAATCACCCGCCTGATTGGTGGACAGTGGCGTCCAGACAGTATTGTCTTCTTGGTCACACCACTGCACCTTACGGGGGTTGCCACCAGCGCCGAGGGCAAACAGGATGCGCTCGGCAGTCACCAAAAGAGCCTTGTTGCCGGTTGGTGCGTTGGTGATGGCCGCAGCCAGTGTCGGCGTTGTAAAGCCAAGCTGCCACTCGTAGAGCTTGCCGTCAGCGCTTGAACAGGCCACCAGATACTCGCCCCATGTGTCCAAACTCCATGTGGTGGCTGGGATCAGCCCACCAAGATCAGGTCTGGCCACACCATAGGCAAAGGAGCCATAGGTGCTGTATCCGTAGCCGGTCTTGATCGTGGCATCGGCAATGCCGGCAGTGATTCCGGTAGGGGTAATTTCTTTGAGTGTCCCAGCCTCGTTCATGGCGTACAGCTTGGATTGCGTACCGGCAGCAATAAATCGCTCTCCGCTGTTGTTGCGCCAAGTGATGAAGCCCCTGCACAGACCCGTCATCTGGCTTGCCGAGCGTTTCCTCCAGCCGCCCATTGGCCGCAGGGTGTTCTCGTACCAGCGCACCAGATTTGCGTCATACCAGCGCCCCGCAGCTTGGTACTCCGTGCCGTTCCTGTAGATGCCTGGGGGTAGTTTTAGTGGGATGTACATGGCTATATTGTCGGTAGGTTGGACACAAAGCTCATTGTCGCAATGAGTGACGCCGTTGAGGGGTAATTTCCTGCTGCCGGATAAGCCTGAATGCTCACCTGAGTGCTGTCGGTCTCCCACCAAAGCTCAACATAATCACTTGCATTTAAGCTCAAAAAATAATTCCAGCCAACTAAGGCATGGCCATTGACCGAGCCATGCTTGCTTGGCACTGCAAAAAATCCAGTCGAGCCGACAACCACAGTCCCATTGATCTTGAGCCAGACCCGTACATCATGGTCTTGTGAGTCAGGGTTTTCAAACTGGCCAGACCACTGCAAGTTCCAGATGCCGGAATCGGCCACTGTGATCCGCGAACTGCTTGCCACACTCACGCCGTTGGCGTAGTCTGTGGTGTTCAGTGTCATGGCGTAGGCCGTATTGGCCAGCGCTGCCGTCTGGTCTACAGTGCTTTGAAACGCCCCGTAGGGGTTGTTCATAAACTTGCCGCCCCTTGGCCCAAACAGCGAGCCGAGGACGGAAGTCAGTTTTCTGGCAAAAATGTTCAGTGCGCCATTGTTCTCGTTCAAGTTCCGGCGTTCATACACCTCTGGTGGATAACCCAGAGGTGAGAGTGAAGGCGTCTCTAATTGTTGCTTGACATTGGCCATGAGGTGATTATTTCACCTTATGCGGTCAAAACACCAAGGGCCGTGTTGATGTGCGCCACCCTGTCGGCCAAGCCAATCACGCCACCATTGATCTTTTTTGTCATGCCTGTAAAGTCTTTGGCGTCTGCCTCTTTGTTCAGATTGCGTTTGTTCCAGTACCAAGCCGCTGTCAGGGCTGCATATTCTTTGGTCAGCACAAGGTCGGGGTCTTTGACAAAATCCACGCCCAATGAATCTGAGGCCAGCCGGTAATTGTCCTTGCCGGTCAATTGGATCAAGCCACGGCCACGGTACTTCCAGCCATCGCCGTCCTCTAGGTTGCCCATGCGGCCAGAGTAGACCTTGTTGGCAATCTTTTCAGGCTGGCGGTGATAGGGCTGCGCTTCGGCTTCTGACGGGAATCTGCTGGGCCATGTGGCGTTCAAGCCCTTGGCGCTGTAGTTCAGGTTTTCTTGCAGCGTCTTGAAGTTGGCCGACTCATGCGCGCACTGGCCGATAAATGCCGCTTGGCGTTCTGGTGTGTTGATCTCAAACCTCGTAAACGCTGCCGTCAACGGTTCCAGCCATGACGGGTCAATGTGCATTTCGACAAGCTGGTCTTCGGTCATTTCACTGGCCCTGCCTTAGAGAGTAAATCGGTCTTGGCTTGTGATCCAGCGCTTGATCCAAAATAGTAGGCAATGATGCCCGTCCATGCCGTGCCAAGGCTGCCCAGCATCATCAAGATGGCAGGGTTGGCGCTGTCCACTTTACCAATAAACATCATCACCATGATGCCAAAAAAGCCGACTGTGACTGTACCCGCCAGTACTGGTGGCATCAGGCTGCGGGTGGTGGCCTGCATCTCCCGCGCTGACTTCCTATCCTCGACCTCCAACTTTTCAAAGTTGAGGCCAAGCTCTTGCGCTTGCTTTTGCAGTTCGATCTCAGCCATCTTGACCTGAGCGATCTGCTCTGCTGACAGCTTGTTGTTGGAGATCAGGTCGCCCACCTTGTCGGGGTCAACACCGATGGCCTTGGAGATGGCAGACACTGCCATGCCGGCCAGTGGGCCACCCATTGCCGTGGCAATTGTGGGCGCAATTTGTTTTAGCCAATCCATTACTGTTTACTCCTTGAAAGCATTGTTGCGGCAATTTGCAGCATTGCACGGGCGCTGTCCATGTCTTCTGGCTCTGCTGCCCATCCGACTGTGATCTGGCCGACAAATCGCCCTGGCTCTGGCGGCACTGAAATGCGGCATGTGTAGGCCACACCCTTGGCAATATACCAAAGCCCCATCTCAGACTGCGCTGACTTGTACTCACCGCAAGGGATCTCGCTGGCCATGAGCTTGACCACATCCGCGTTGTTGGCAGCGTTCTGAGTGAACAGGCCCACATCCAGCCCATCATTGGTTTTGTCTCTGCCGTTCTTGCCGTAGGCGCGGTACAAGACTCGCGTGCCAAACATGCTGTTGACCTTGAACACCGCCACCACCAGCGCACCGGACTGTTTGAACAGGTGCGCTGCTGCATCCTCCACCCGATCCTCTGCAATCGTGGGAATCTTCTTGGATTCCTTGTACGCGCCAATCAGCAGGTCTTGGTTTGTATATACAAAATACCCTGCAAAGGTGAGCACCGCCATCAACACCAATGCGAACAATCTAAATGGAGATGTGACAAAGGCCAATACCTTGTCCACCAGTGCAAGGCGTTCATCACTCATTTTTGCTGCTCAAGAATGCCAAACACAAAATAACCAATGACCCCGAGAATCGCAAACAGGACAAGAGTCACCAGCACAATCTCAATGACCTCATCGATCTCTTTCTTGCGCTTTTCAGCAGCCTCACGCTCACGCCGTGCATCATGGGCAGACTCCACATCCAGTGCCGCTGCTCTGGACTTTATCTTGTTCCAGACATCAATCTTGCCTGACTGCATAAACAGCAATTGAAGCTCGTCCTCAAACCGCTTGGCCTGATCCAGCGCCATCTCAATTTGGATGGCCGTGCCCATTGAGGACTTGGACTTCTTGGCAGCAACCACTGCCTTGCTTGCCGTGGACTTGGCATCAAAATATTTGCCAAGGACAGGGCCGAGAGACGATACATCGTCAACAGTCTTGCTGACCTTCTTGATCAGTGCGACTGCTGCCTGTATGCCTGCAAGGGCCGTGAGTGGATCGATCACGATTTCTTCTCCCGCCACTTCAGACACCAGACCAGCAGCCGGTCAGATGACCAGCCCCACCGCACGCACTCAAAGACCTGAGCCGGTGCTTGCGCTGCCGGAGGTGGTGGCGGCAGGGCGTCCATGATTACATCAGGATTTTCTTCAGCAGTTCAGCGGCAAAGCCTGGGCCAAGCAGCGTGACCGCAATCAGCGCGTAGAGGATGTACTCAATGCGGCTCATGCGCTTGCTGCCTGACTCAAAGCCTTTCTGGATTTGTGCGTACCTCATGGCACAAATCTCTTCGTGCGTGGCTAGCTTGGCGTCTGTGGCGTCTATTTGGTTCATGCTGCCTCAAGCGCGGTGATGCGGGTTGTCAGTGCTGTGATGAGGGCTTG